TTTTTATTGTTTTAGAGGGAGAAATCCTGAAACCTCTCTTTTATTACCTTTGAAGGATTCAACTAAGAAGCAGGTCAGAAACCTATATCCTTACTTAGTTTTTAAGGGGGAGAAAGATGTCTGATTATGTTATTGAACTAGATAGGTGGAGTATAAGTAAAGAAGGTACAAACGCTCTAGAGACCTCTAAAGGTATCAATAGTGCATTGTTGTGGGCAGACTTGGAGGGGTATTCTAGGATATCTTTTCCTAGGGGTACATACCTCATAGATGAGACAACACCTGTCTTGCCTAGGAGTTATTCTACAATAGACTTAGCAGGGTCAACACTAAAGATAAACCCTAACGATTTGGAGGGGTATTCAGTAGTGAATTTTGACACAGTAAGGCATGCCAGACTAACTAATGGTATCATTTTAGGAGACCGAGACCAACACACTTATAAGTTAGACGGTATCGGCTCTGATACCCATGAAGGGGGTCATGGCATTATTGTAGGAGGGGCTAGCAGATTCTTGGATATAGACAATCTAGAGATTTCTCACTGTACTGGGGACGCTGTAATGAGCTATGGTACTTTTCCTTCACTAGCAGCTTATTTACGTAAAGCCACTTGTGAGAAAGGTAGCTGGAGTCTTGTAGATGGCACTGAAGTTACAGACCTTAATAGAATAAGGTTTACTACCAAGATAATGATGAGTGACCCTACCATAGCCAGGTCTAAGACTTGGGGCGTTTATGGAGGTGGATACGGAGGTCTAGGTTCGGATATAACTTCTCAATTTTATGATGTAGTTTATTATAACTTAGATGGTTCTTTCCATTCATCAGTAGACAGAGTACAATTCTTTGACGACCTTCTAGTTCCTACTGGAGCTTCTTATGCAAAGGTGTCCTTATATCAAAGTCTTATACCAGAGGATGCAAATAACTCATTATGGGTTAGAGTATTTGCTCATCCAGAGAGTATCTTCTTTGATAAGCTAGACTTACACCATTGTCGTAGACAAGGCATGAGTCTATCAGGCAAACACATTCATGTAACGAACAGTGAGATTCACCATATAGGAGGAAGTAATGCTAGTACTCCTATAGGAACAGACCCTCAAGGTGGAATAGATATAGAAGATGGTTATGATTTAAACCAGCACTTCTATATAGAGAACAATAACTTCCATGACAACTGGGGTTATGACCTAGTAATCACTAATGGGAAGCACATGAATATAACAGGCAATAGATTCAACAAGGTAGGCAAATATGTGAGTGTTGCCATAAATGCCCCTGTAGACCAGTCATTCTTCACTAAGAACACTATACACCAAGGTAGAGTTGTAATAAGCGGAGAGGTAACAACGTCAGAGAACCGCTTCTATGGGTGTAATGTAACACTAGGTGATGCAGGTCTATATGGCAGAAAGATGGAAGTTAAGGATTGTTCATTCCATAACTGCGTGGTAACTCTAGACCAAGGGGTGGCTTACACTCTAAGACTAGATGGATGTGAGTTCTTAAATGACTCTCAAAAAGCTATATTCAACATGATTAATACTCTTACTCTGAAGAATGAGCCACAAACACTTATCAATTGCTCCTTTGAGGGTAAAGATAAGAGTTACCTAATCTATAACCTTAATAAGCCTAAGTCAGGATGGATATTCGACAATATCACGTTCAATAAGATTGAGAATGGTATAGGCTTCCCTTGTGGGACTCTAAGAGATTGTCTCTTTAACAATATCCCTACTATTGCATTCTCCGCTAACAGTGATAACAGTGGAGAGGTGGACATGATAAACTGCACTATAAAGAGTCCAGACCAGAATAACACTTTACTAGCAATTGGTAGTATGAAGAGGTTTAGAATGGAAGGCTGTCAGATAGAGAAGAAGGATAGTCTCATGTTAGATGTAGGTAATGTATCAGAATCCGTTATAGTTAAAGATAATGTATTTAGATATATCAATCCTGTATTCGCAAACAGGGGTCTATTGAATATACAGGAGTCTTTCAATGGTCTCTATCTAATAGTAGAGGATAATATAGCTCAATCTACTATGAGTAAGCCATTCATATTAAACAACACTAAGTCTAAGGTTATCTTGAGGGATAATGATTTATTTGGACTATCCCTGAAGGCTACTACAGAGACCCTAATAAATAATACAGTGGATGGAGTTTTAGTTGTCTAGCACAGGCAATACTCTCTCTGACTATATGAGTGCTGGTTATTTGAAAGGACTTTTAGTATTATAAAGGAGTGGTGATAGATGAAGCACTGGGAACATACAGAAGTAGTAGACACGCCTACGTACAAGGAGTTCTTGCAATTTGGTACTCCTATCGTACCTGAAGCCTCACTACCTCTCAATACAGCAGTTTACGTAGTTTGTGAAGGTGGCTCTAAAGCACTAGAAGGTATCTATGACAAGACTGTCGATGGTATCAGACCGCTTAAAGACACAAAAGCACCAAACCGTGACCTAAGACTGTATAAAGATGCAATCCAATCAGAACATATCACAGTACTAGCGGTGGATGGATTAATGGGAACAGGTAAAACATCTACCATTGTTGAAGCATTGATTAAGAAGCATCTAAGTAATGTTCATGTACCAGACCACTTGCTTGCTAGTGGAAACTGGAAACCAGACCCAGATGTGCATAAGATACTAATCTCTAAGCCTGCTGTAAACGCTGGTGAAGAGGAATACGGTTTCTTACCTGGGGATATTAATGAGAAGATGATTCCTACTCTTCGTAACTACACCCAATATTTTGACAGAAATCACCAAGCAGGTTTCAATAACCTTAATACAGCTGGATATGTTGAAGTACTTCCTCTAGGATTTGTTCGAGGTATGGATGCAATGAATACTGACTTAGTAGTCGATGAATGTCAGAATACTAAAGAGTTAGTAACAATCGTATCTAGAAGGGCAGAGAATTCTAGAATATTTTTAATAGGAGATACTTCTCCATTCCAAATAGACCTTAAAGGAAATGCTCCGACTAAGAATGGTCTCAGTGATATCATTGACCTCTTACAGGGCGCACCATACTTCCAGTATATTGAGATGAAATCCCTAGAGAACATCGTCAGAAGTTACGAGGTAAGGGATTTAGTCAGAAGACTATTTAAGAAGCATGGTTCTAACCCTCAAGAGTGGCGTTCTTAAGCACTTCCAAGGTACACAAGGTGGAGTATATTGTTGCTCCACCTTATATTAATGTAAGGAGGGCTATACATGGCTATGACAAAGGTTCAGCTAATCACAGGTATTGTCTATACTGAAGAGCCAGTTAGTACACTGCGTTCACACCTACAGGGTGGAGTTAAGACAGGAACATTTATAGGATACACCGATGAGCAGAAGACAGAGAAGGTAATTGTAGCTGTTCATGCAATGGAATATATTTTTGTTAAGTAAAGGTCTCTACACGGAGACCTTTTCTTATGCAGGAGAGAGGTTTTGAGAATCTCTTTCTTTTAAGTAAAAATCAGAAGGAATGGAGAGATTCGCATGACTTGTGAACGTGTAGCACCAAAGACTATTACCCTAGTACCAGAAGCATACAATAATCCTAGAATACTAAGAGGGACTTGGATTTACTCTCACCCCACTAAACCAATGCCTTCCCTCCCATTTGTCTATAGATTTAAAGAGTTCATAGCACAAGCTAGACAGTGTGGAGATAACTCACAGGTGGTATTTGATGCAATCACTAATTATCCTACTTTAACTAATAAAGTCAATTTAACCCTAGAACAAGTGGCTGAGAATATGATGTCTGTGAGAAGAATGAACTACATGGACGGTTCTCTAACATTAAAGGCTACTGAAGAGAACTACTTAGCAGCAGCTAAGGAGGTAATAGATGCCCACTTTGCAGGACTACAGTATAGGTACATCAGAGAGGGAACAGTAGTAGGGTTAAAAATAAATACATCTAGTAAAGGTATTTATGCTATGGCTTGTGAAGTTAATAGCTATCTAAATGAAGTGGTGCTTAGAGGTGGAACACTAAGCTCAGCCAGTGTATATAGAATTATGAGTATTCTAAATAAGAATTTTGAGTTATTACAGGAGGAATTGGAATGATTACACTTTTAGTGGTTTGTATAGGATTATTTTTAGGTACAGGGGCAATACTAGGCGCTACAATTATCCAGTGGAAACAGGATGACAAGTTCATTGTGCATCTAACATCAGTTTGTATATTCTTCATAATCTTTTGGTTATCTCTTGGAGGAATTATACAAACCATAGTATATCTAATCACAGGGAGGTTTATATAATGGCTTATACACTACTTAAATGGAATGGACAGTATGGTGGAGATGCTAAGTTTGTAGCACGAGATGATGATTCAGGTAAACAGAGTATGTTTACACCAGGACGTGCACAAGACGTAGTTTGGACTAACAGTGACTTAGCTAGTGCACCAGAGATGGCTAAGTGGGAAGATTTTGGAGACGAAACAGTAGACAATTTAGAAGATGTAGCATTTTAATTATGTAAGCCCTTACAATAGTAAGGGCTTATTTTTATTTAAAGAGAAGTCTGGAGGTGGGTTAAATTGGAACTAATAATAGATGTATCTAAGGCAAGGGTACTTAATACAGGTAAACTAGTCAAGCGTGCAGTACAGGTAAAAGGTCAAGGAGGACGTACATTCACTCGTATGCAGTGGATTAATCCTGATAAAGGTAAACCAGTAATGGAGACTTCACATGAAGGACATGAAGACCCTCATGCAGCTAGGGTAAACAGTATGAACCCTGAACAGAAGCATTCTATGGTTAACCACTTTGTATCCAATCATAGGGATGAAGCGAATGACTTAGCAATGGCTACTGGACAACGTAGGGCACCTCATGTAGCAGAGCATCAGGTTACTCAGCACCTAATGGATCATGCACACAAGATACCACATGAATACGTAAAAGACCACTTAGATAGCAAAGAAGCAAAGCCTAGTCTAAATGTGGTGGGAAGTGACTTACCTGAGAAGGAAGTTAACAAGCGTATGGGTAAAGAAGGTAGCTTGGACTTGAACAAACTTACTACTGGGGCTTCAATGTATGATGATTCTATCTTCAAAGAGGATACAGAGTATGCTCAAGAGGATGGTCTTAACCCAGAGAAGGAATTTAAGCACATCTTTAAGGATGTTACTAAATCAGGTATAGAAGATGTATTCTCTGACCCTAAGGGTGAATGGACAGCATCCCTATCTGGATACGACCTATTCGAGGATGAGGGTAATGTAAACTGTGGTATAAACATGTCCCTTTACGATAAAGACGGTGAGAAGATGGGACACATCATACGTTCAGCTCACTATGATGAAGAGGGTACTTTGCAGGTACACAATGATGAGATGTATCTAGAATCTCAATATCATGGTAAAGGGGTTGCCAACACTGTATATAACAGAAGTGAACAGTTGTGGAAGCACCTATCAGGAGGTCACAAAGTAGGTATCAACTTAACTGCCAACATCAGTATTGGTGCCTATGCATGGGCTAAGAAAGGATTCGACTTTTCAGACGACAAACAACTAAGAGTAGCTAAAGCAGAGTTAGAAGGATTCTGTAAGGAAAATAAAATAGACCTGTCTGATGTACTAAAGAAGAGTGGGTATGAAAGTATAGATGACCTCCAACACTCTTGGCAGTTCGCTACACTTCAAAATGGTAAGTCCTATAATCTTGAAAGTGTTATAGACCCTCAATACAAGAATGATGTAAAGGGTAGAGAAGGACACTTTGGTAAGGCTTTCATGCTTGGAGGATTAGGGTACTGGTATGGTAAGAAAACACTAAATGATGACCATTCTTCAGAAAAAGTAGGTGAAATACATGGCAGAAGAGCTAAAGAGAACAGCTAAGAAAGTACCTCACTATAAGCACGGTAGAGAAGGTAGAAGTAGTCAAGGGGATGCTTGGATGCACCCAGAGGTGTTTGACGACAACTATGAGCGCAAAACGAATTCTGACATAAGACGTTATACAAGTTCTTTGTCGAAATCGAATCGTTTGGTTGTTGACATTAGCAAGGCAGAAGCACCGAAAACTGGTAGGACTTTGAATAGGGGAAAACTCGTGAAGCGTGCGGTACAGGTAAAAGGTAAAGATGGAAGAACCTTTACTCGTATGCAATGGGTAGACCCAAACGATGACCACCAAATACAGTCCCACCCACTACACCAAGAGCCTTCACTGGAAGGTACAAAGCCTACTTCCTCTAAAAACCCTAGTGAGATGTCTCGTGAAGAGTATGTAGACCATCATGTTCGTAAGAAGATGTCTAAAGAAGAGAAGTATGATATGCTAGACAAACATGGTATTGAATGGAAGCGAAATAACCATGAAGCTATTGACCATAAGAATGCTGTAATGGCTCTAAAACAGCATCTATTGAAGAATCCTCACCTTATTGGTGCACACAATAATAAGGAAGAAAAGGATATTGAGAAGCCATTGACAGGTACAGATAATGAGAATGAGTTCTGGAATATGTGGGATAAGGCTGACAGAGAGGGTTCATATGAGCTTATGCGTAAGCTAGGTATCATTGATAAGGATGAGAAAGACCCTAGATTCGACCCTAATGTAAAGGAAAACATGAAGCCTATTAAGCACTTACTGAACGTTACTCGTTTGAAGAAGTATCTAAAGGAAAATAGACACATCATGACTAACCCTGAGTACTTGCCTACTAAAGATACAAATGCAACTAAGGTTAAGAAAAAAGAGTTAGAAGATAAGAAACAAGGTATCAAGCCATCTCCTGCACAAGCAGGTGGCAATGATGTACACACTATCTTAGCCAATATGCCAAGAGAACAGTTATATAAGCTAATGAAGGATGCTGGTATTGCTGATGAAGACCCACTTATCACAGAGGATAAGATGGCAGGAGTTAAGCACCATCTTAATATGATTAAGTTCAAGAAGCATCTAGAGAAGCACCCTGAGATACTAACTCATAATCCTGATGGTTCTCTTACTGAGGGTGAGAAGGAGCGTATTGCTTCCCTACCTGAAGAAGCTAAAGAACGTGACCGTATTAAGAGCTTTGTGTCTGATATGTCTCAAGAGGACGTAGAGGATGCACTAGACAAATACAGTGACCACGATGCAGTTAAGAACAGAACTACTTCTGACCATGAAGGTATTAACAATATGCATGCAAAAGGCGCTCTAGTAAAAGTATTCTCTGAAGATAAGGAGAGAATGAAGCCTTATCAGAAAGAAGTAGATGCTGATAGACTGATGAAGATGCGTATTGGTAATAAGGTTATGGGTAAATTCTTACGTCATGCTTTTGGCTTCAAGGGTATGGGAGACCTAAAAAGACCTGAAGATGATGAGTTCCGTACTACAGAGTGGCAATGGCATGGTAACGGTGGTAGTGGCTCTGCTATGATGGAGAAGAATGATAATGGAGAAGCAGTACTAACCGTTATCGACTATGGGGAAGATGGTCAAGGGTGGAACGAATCTCAAGTCCCTCTACAACAGGTTAAGGACTTTGTAGACGATTTGAGAAAAGGGAATGAACAGAAGAAGAAGGTTGAGGCGAAGGAGGTTCCCCTACAGAAGAAGCCAGCAGACCAGATAGAAAAAGCCCTAAACGAGAATTTCGAAAAGAACTACACTCCAGAGGTCGGGGAGGTCATGCAGTCCCACTTCACTAAGCTATGGAACAATGCAAACCGTTCAGGTAAGATTAGTGACATAGTGAAGAAGTCTATGAATATGACTAAGGGTACTATGAGAAGCCTACTTAAAGAGTGGAATGTTCCGGTATCTCCTACAGGGGATATTATCAAGACTAATGACCCTAACTTTAAGGCTGTGGTATTCAAGGATGAGATTCAGGATAAGAAGTCTAAGAGTGCTATGGATTACCTTAAAGCAGCAGACATAGGAGTAGACCGTAAAGCTACACCAGATGCTCCCTATGACCCTTATGTACTACACGAATCAGCTAAGAACTGGACAGAAGGAGAGAAAGCACAAGCACGTAAGGAGCTATTACAGAATGCTATTCATGTTAAGACTGGTATTACACATGAAGACCATGACAAGCGTATAGCCAAACTTACAGACCATCTCCATTCATCTACAACTCATATACCGTTTGACTTAATGAGTCACCTGTTAGCCAACGGTATGAAGGTTAAGTTCTCTGATGTAGATGCACATGGTAATGCTCATACAGGGGCTAACTACAATGGTAAGGACAACGCCATTTACCTAGATTCTCAGTACTACCATGATAAGTCTGTATTCAAAGACCACCCACATGACCACATACCAGAGAAGACAGAACATCCTACTATTAAGGGTGCTAAGTATGGACACTGGAGTATAGGGGAGAACATGGTGCATGAATCTGCCCACGCCATTGACAGATTCCTAAGTGGTGGAGACTCCTATCTAAACTGGGATAAAGGACACGGTACTACTTATGCTAGTGACCATTTAAATACTGTTCCTGAACATTATAAGAAGAAAGTTGAACAGTCTAACCCTGATAAGGAGATTAGATACAGCAAGGAAGGAAAGTATTTTTATGTTTTAGATGAGTGGATGTCCAACTATGAAGGGCGTGTATATGGAGAGTATCAGAAGCTCAACCCTGATTATGTACACTCTGACAACGATACAGGTAAGATGTACGATAAGAAGTTCCAAGGCGTTGAGGGTATGCATGGTACTGAACACTGGGCTGAATCAGTAGCAGGTTATGGTAACGCTATCCACTCTTACCAACGTTGGAAGGATATGAATCCAGGTAAGAAAGATACCTCTATGGATGACTGGGCTGAACAAATGCATAAGCAATACTCACAAAAAGGCTTTGGTACTGCTAACAGTGAAGGTCAAAACTATAAGGTTGGTACAAGCACTAGACCAATGGAATCTTATGGTTGGCAATACCACACAATGAAGCAACACTATCCAGAGCTATTTGGTGCAATGCAGTCCATCTTTAATAGACCTGACTTCTTAGGACAGAAGGGACAGAGCCGAACAGAGTCAATTCAACATGGAACTTCAGCTAAAAAATCTCTAGGCTTATTCGTTGATTTGGGAGGGAGCAAGGCATGAAGGTAGTTATTCACAAAGACGGAAAATTGGGTACGGTAAAATATAGCAAAGATGGTCAAGCTATGGTGAGCCACCCTGATGCTAAAGTTAGGAAGGCTGTAAAAGACTACTTAGACACTGAACGAGAGTTTACAGTAGCAAACCCTAATACAGACCCTGATGTTGTTGGTTCTAGGAGGAAGCTTTATGCTTCCCCTAAAGCCAATGAAGATACAATGTCTATGGCTTTGTGTGAGATGTTTCACCATACTGGAGTACACGTGGACTGGTCTGGGCAGATGTCTAAGGATTTCCTAGGACAGAAGGACAAGAACAGTAAAGCAGACAAGCCTATTGAGAAATCAATAGTAGACGATTTCAATATTATAAATTAGGAGGATTATCATGAATGATGACACTTTGCTAGTAATATCCCCTAAGCTTATGGACATTCAGAAAGGTAAGAGTGACCGTAATGGACTAGTACAACAGATACTTACTTATGTACGAGATGGCAGAACTATAACTCGTAAACAGTGGGTACGTAGTGAGTTTGCAGACCACGCTAAGAAGAATGAGGAAGAAAAGAAAGATGTACTATTACGTGAGCAGGAAAGAGAAAGACGTAAGGAAGCTAAGAAGAATCAGGAACAAGCTGAGAAAGTAGCTACCCAAGATAAACGTGCACGTAAGAAGAAGGTAAAAGAGAAAGAGAAAATGGAAGGTCATTCTGAGGGTACTAAGCATGTTATTCATGTAGGGGAGTACGCTAAGAAACTACAGGAACAGAAGAAAAAGCGTATGCAGGATGAAAAGGATAAGAAGAGTAAGCAACAAGGCGATAAGAAGAAGGATAACAAGAAGAAGGATAAGCATGGCTCATTTGGACAGGCTAAGCAGACCAGAGAAGATAATAAGGCAAGTGACAATATGTCTCTTGGTAAGTAGCGTACACGTAAGTGTATGCTATTTTTATTTTCTTTCTGAATTTTATTCTAAGAGAATAATGTGTATACCCCTTTTAATTTATGGTAGGAGGTGCTAGTAATGGGGCTTTGGAGCGCACTAGGTAATTTACTAAGCGTAAATATACCTGAATACTCTGACTCTTCTGTGGACTTATCAAAGTCTATGAGTCAGCAAGAAGACATAATGAAATCTGAAAGAGCACGTGACCCTAAGTTTATCATAGAAGATCCATTATCGTTAGTAACCCAGCTAGGGTTCAAGGATAAGCCATCATCATTAACATTCGATACATTGAAGAAGATGGCAGTACGAAATTCAGTGGTTGCTTCTATTATTACAACACGGGTTAACCAAGTGGCTAGTTTTTCCCAACCAGCCAGACTTACTAAAGATGGGGTAGGGTTTGAGATAACTCTACGTGACCCTAAGGCAACGCCCACAGATGAAGAGATGAGTATGATTCTATCCTTAGAGTCATTCTTAGAAAACTGTGGTTTCTCGTATGACCCTAGTAGAGATAACTTTGATACACTGTTACGTAAGCTGACTAGGGACTCCCTAACTTATGACCAACTTAACTTTGAGGTAGTACCTGACAGACGAGGACTACCAGCAGAGGTATATGCAGTAGATGCTTCTACTATTAGGGCAGCAGAGATGGATGACCCTACACCAGAGACAGGAGTTACATTTGCTGACTTTAAAGGTAATAGCCAGTCTACTAAGTTTGTACAGATAATGAATGGCTCTATCATAGCTGAGTTTACAGGGTTGGAACTAGCATTTGCTGTACGTAATCCTAGAACTGATATCAATGTTCAGCCATATGGTCATTCTGAACTAGAGATTCTTATACACCAAATAACTGCACATCTATGGGCAGAAGAGTATAACTCTAAGTACTTCTCTCAAGGGGGTACTACAAAAGGTATCTTGAATATCAAAGGTCAGAATATCAGTAAGGAACAGTTAGACGCTTTCCGCAGACAGTGGACTGCCCAAATTGCTGGTATGACTGGTGCATGGAAGACTCCTGTAGTATCTGTTGATGGATTAGAATACGTTAACGTATCTCAATCTAACAGAGAGATGGAGTACGAGATGTGGATGAACTACCTTATCAACATCTGTTGTGCAGTATATCAAATTGACCCTGCTGAGATAAACTTCCCTAACCGTGGTGGTGCAGGTGGCTCTGGTGGAGGATTAGGTGAGGGTGGTATTGAAGACCGCCTTAAAAACTCTAAGGATAAGGGATTAAGACCAATGTTAAGCTTTATAGCTAACGTAATTAATCGCTATATTATCCGTAGATTCTCTAATAAGTTTATATTCAACTTTGTAGGGCTTGATAAAGAGTCTGAGAAATCTAGACTTGAGGTACAGGACAAACAGGTACGCTCATTCAAGACTATCAACGAGTTACGTAAACAACGTGGTATGAAACCTATTGAAAATGGTGATGTTATCCTAGACCCAACGTTTATAAACTACGTAATGCAAAAGGAAATGGCACAAGAGGCAGAGCAACAAGGTGACCCTAATGACCCTAACGCAGGAGCAGGAGAAGAGCCACCAGAGGAGCAAAGTCCAGAGGAGATACAGCAGGCACAAGAGGATGACCAAATACATCAGTCTATAGACCAACAGTATACTCAACAATAGTATATGTGTTATAAGGTCTATAACTGATTTTATACTTTAGATACAAGGGGGTGAAGAGATGGCAGATTTATTTAAGTTTAGCGTAAATGCAGATGCTGATATACAGAAGTCTTCAGAAGAGGGCAAACGCATTATCAGAGGTTATGCTTCTACTGAAGATGAGGATAGACAGGGTGAGTCTATGGTTCAAAAGGGCTTAGACATATCCGACTTCCTAAATCATGGCTATTTCAACTATGACCATGACAACAGTATAATCATGGGTTACCCTTATCCAACATGTAGAGTGGATGACAGAGGATTATACGTTGAGGGTGAGTTATTCAAGGGAATACCGCAGGCAGATAGACTTTGGGAGTTAGCTATAGCTCTTAAGAAGTCTAATGCTCCTAGGAAAGTAGGTTTCTCTGTTGAGGGTAAGGTTTTAGAGCGTGATGGAAGTCGTATCCTAAAGGCTAAAATTTATAATGTAGCAATTACAACCAACCCAGTTAATACCCATACCTCATGGGAAGCGGTTGTTAAGTCCTTCAATGCACCATCTCATATGCATATAGATGAGGTAGAGAAAGCCTTATCCGCAGGTTATGAAACTAACCCAGAGGATATGGAAGGTGGAGAAACGTTTCGTAAGGAAAGCCTAGACAAGGACTTAAAGAACTTGTCGTATGTGATAGATAATGATGAGAAGAAGAAAATTCTTAAAGAGAAACTTGCTAAGAAGTCATTAACTACACGAGAAACAATTGTATACTTACAGTTAACTAAAGGCTACTCTAGAGCAGAAGCCGAGGACTTCATTAATAAGGCTATAAACTAAGGAGGTATATAGAATGGCTAACGTAAACAAGTTAGATGAGTCTATCAACAAGTCATTAGACGAGTTAGTGGCAATGGGCGAGGCAGTAAAGAAAAGTACTGCTGAGAGTGAAGAATCATTATCTAAAGGTTTGGATAATGAAGATGTAGCACCTGAAGAGGTATCTGAAGACGCTCCTGAACAAGGTAATGAAGAAGCACCTGAAGAAGGCGCACCAGAGGGTGGCGATGAGCCACAAGAAGACGGTGACGTAGATGCTGATACAGAAGCTGAAGAAGATGCTAACGAAGATGAGCCTGTAGAGAAATCATTAGAAGACACATTAAAATCTAATGATGGAGTTCGTAAGGCACTAGAAGTTAGTGAATTCTTAGATGAGTTAGTTAAAGGCTTATCAACAGTATTGACTGGTCACTCTGATGAGTTACAGAAGTCTATTGATAGCACTAACAAGTCTAATGAAATCATCGCTAAGTCTATGATTGGTATTGTTAAATCTCACCAAACAATCTTAGACAGCCAGAACACTTTATCTAAGTCTATTAA